ACACCTACTTGGCAAAGGTGCAACGTCCACAGTCCGCATCGTTTTAGCATAGGAGTATATTATGGCATCGTTTAAAAATTTAATTAGTAACACATCGGCACAAATCTCATCTGGTGGAACCATCACAGGCGATTTGGTAATTAATGGTGACCTCCAGGTGGATGGCGGTGGTTCACTATCTTTTGATGAGATAGTTCAAGGCACATCTACAATTAAAGTTACAGATACATCAGCCTTTCTGATAGAAAAAGCAGATGGAACGGATGTCTTTGTTGTGGATACGACTAATAATACAGCCACATTTGCTGGTGATGTTACATTTGGTAATACTGCAATTTTTTCTAATAATAAAAGTATTAACTTTTTAAATACGAGTGGGTCTGAAAAGGCAATAATTTCATTCGATAGTTCAAACATTACTAAAATTGGAGATGCAAGTAGTAGTGGGACACTACAATTAAATTCAGGTAATGCCACATTTGCTGGTACTATTAGCGCAACTAATCTACCTGAATCAAAATCTACTGGAGAGAGTTTTGCTTTCGGAACAAACGCTGGTAGTGCTTTTCTTGGTGATAGTGTAAATAAAATTAATGTTGCAATTGGTTCTAACGCTGGAACTGCTATGGCTGATTATGGTGGAAATGTATTCATCGGTAAGGACACAGCCAAATTAAGAACTAGAGGTGATAACAATGTTGCGATAGGCACTAGTGCTGGTGGAATAGATGGTGATGATTTTGGTGATAAAAATGTTTTTATTGGGCTAGATACGGGAAAAAACATAAATAGTGTAAACGCAGATTCTAATGTCATGATTGGTAATTCAGCGGGTTCAGCGGGTACTGTTTCTATTTCAAATGTTTTAATCGGAGATAGAGCTGCAAATACGCTCAATGATAGCAGAGATAATGTTGCTATTGGAACGCTTGCTGGAACAGGAGATGGAGTTACAAATACTACAACTGGAAATGGTGTCTATGTAGGATATTATGCAAGAAGTAATGCAACAAACGCCAATAATGAAATAGTGATTGGCTCTTCAACAACTGGTAGTGGTTCAAATACAGTTACTATTGGTAATAGTTCAATAACTACTAATTATTTTAGAGGTACTTTATCAATTTTTAGAGATGACAGCGATAACCAAACTGTTAAAAATAATATAATTGTAGAAAATGATGGCACTGGTGATGCGAGTATAAAATTTAGTTTAACTGGAGCAACAGATTGGTATGCTTACGTAGATAATTCAGACTCAGACAAATTTAAAATAAGAAGAAGCACAACAGACCATTTAACTATTGATGAATCTGGTAACGCTACATTTAATACTGCATTAATGATAAATAGTTCCTCTGCAAACTACGCTGATTTAACGGTTGGAGGAACTGGTGACATAGTTGCCTTACGAGCCAGTAGTGGAAGTGCTGGATTTACAATGTACGAAGCTGGAACTGGTAGATTCAATATGACCACTTTAAATGGTTTAAATGGAATTGCCTTTAAAACTCCATCAACAACCAGAATGATAATTGACGACAACTCCCGAATCTCATTATCGAATAATGATAGTGGTACATCTAATACAGTCTTTGGAAAGTTGGCTGGTGATGATTTAGCTAGTGGTGGAAATTACAATAGTCTTTTTGGAGAAGATGCTGGTCATGCTATTACAACTGGTGATTCAAATACGGCAGTTGGATACCAAGCTGGTTTAGAATCTACAGTAGAAGATTTTAACACTTATATTGGTTATCAAAGCGGATACAGAACTGCTGGGCTAGACAATCAACATAATACATTTATTGGATATGGCTCAGGTTCAGGTGATTGGACATCAACTAAAAGTGATAAAAATACTGGAGTAGGTTCTCTTACTTTAGCTGGAGCTATGAATAGTGGGATACAGAATACTGCTCTCGGATTTGGAGCTTTAAATATAGTAACAACTGGTGATAGCAATGTTGGAGTAGGTGTTACTGCTGGTAATACTTTGACAACTGGAAGTAATAATACTGTTATAGGTACTGATGCAGATACAAGTGCTTCAGATTCAACCAATCAAATAGTAATAGGTGCTACTGCAACTGGTGTAGCAAATAATACAGCAATAATAGGCAACTCAAGCACAACAGATGTGTATATGGGTGATAATGGTAATGTTTGGTCTCAAACTTCTGATGGAAGATTAAAAGAAAATGTTGTTAATTGGAGTAAAGGATTAAATGAAATTGAGAAATTAAGAATTGTTGAATTTAATTTTAAAAAAGATAATCCATTTAATTATGATGATAAAAAGAAAAGACAAGGTATTATAGCTCAAGAAGCTAAGGAAATAATACCTGAAATGATAAAAGATGATGGAGAATGGTTATCTGCTAATACAGAACCTATGATTTGGACTTTAGTAAAAGCAGTACAAGAGTTATCGGCAAAAGTAAAAGAATTAGAAAATAAATAAACAAGGAGTCACTATGGCTAAAACAAAAAAAGAAACGCCAGTTATTCTAAAGTTGAATGATGTCGAATATGATGTTAATAAAGACTTTAGTGACGAGCAAAAACAAATGTACTTACATCTTAAAAACATAGATGATAAAATAAATTCAAATAATTTTATCCAACAACAATTAACAGTTAGTAAAGATGGATTTGTGCGTTTATTAAAGGAATCATTAACAAAATGATTGTTAGAAAATGCGCCCAAAATCACGATATAGCTATTTTCAAGAATACTAAACCAAATATGGTAAAGAAAATTCTAATGGCAGATGAAACTATAATAACTATTACTTATCCTAATTCTAAAGATTATTTTGTATTAGTTGATGGTGAGATAGTGAAAAGGACTGACTCTTTCAAGACTGCTGAAGAGTGTTATTTGGAAGAGAAAGGAAAAAAGAATATTGTAGGTCATGGGCGCATTGATATTATAAAACATAAATTAATTGAAAATATAGTGGTAGATAGATGAGAAGAAGATTCAAGTTAAAAATAAAAAAAAAGGAAGATAATAGTGTTAGTACGAGTTATGGGATTATTGTTAATTATGTGTATAATGAGTAGTTGTTCTAATGGTTGGTCTGTAGGCAATTTTTATGAAGATTCAACAATGTATTCTTATATTGAAATTATGGATCAAGATTCTACAAGTCATTTTTATGCAAATAAAGTAAGATTTGATGCAGATAATTGGTGTTTTACCCATAACCAATGGGAAGCAGTTAAGGAATATGAGTGAAAAAACTGCTAGAAGTTATCGTGCTAATGTTATTGACGACAATTTTTCTATACATCTTAATATTAAGTGGCTTTTTCAAATATTATGTTTTGTTGCTGCTATTAGCTATTATGGTGTGCGTATGGAAAATAGGATTGCTAGGCTTGAAACTGAACTTATTAGTGCGGAAACAACAATTAAAGATTTACTGGCAAAGCATACAATGGAAGAAGAAACAAAAAGGCAAGAGTTAGAAGAAAAAATTATGTTTTATGAGAAAGAATTAAAAATTAATTTAAATCCAATGTCTTGGAAAAAGAGAAAGAAATAATGGACTTTATAACATTATACAGTGAAGCTGGCATGATAGGAATTTGCGGATTATTACTTGTTTATTTAGTAATGAACTTATCTAAAAAATTAGAAGCTCAAGCAGAGTCTTTAAAAGAATTGGAAGTAGAAAATAAAGGTCAATCAGAATCAATCAATAATATGGAAGGTATGATTATTAAACTTATTAGTAGATGGAATGAATCAGATGCAGTGCGAGATAGGAGGTATGAACAAACAATGGAAGCTATAAGTGATTTAGAGAAACAATTATCAAGAATGGATGGAATTATGTCCAGAATGAATGGGAATGGACGTGGATAATCAAGATATAAGAACTATCTATGCAAGGCATGACGAAAGATTAAGAAATATATATTCTACACTAAATAGAATTGAAAAACATTTAGAACGGCTTAATGGAAAGGTTAGTAACCATGATACTGATATTGCTCGATTTCAAACATGGGGAGCGGTAGCTCTTGTTACTTTCCCAATAATGATAAACATAATAATGAGGTTCGTATAATGGATATAAAATCAATGTTAGTAAAACTAGCAGAAGAACAGGCTGATAAAATGCAAAATCAAGCAGTGGATCATATTGGATCAAATGATTTTGCAGATAAACTAGCACAATTACTAAACGATAAAATAAACATACCTTTTGTAAAAGAAGAGAAAGAAGGTGTGATGTTTAAAGAGTTAGTAGAAGTAATACAATCTATTACTATCGGTTTAATTAAAGGTAAGTAATGGCAGTACCTGCACGAGTAAAATCTACGATGCGTAGACTCAATCTACGCGGAGTAAATAAACCAAAGCGTACACCAGGTCACAAAACAAAATCACATGTAGTGATGGCATCTAGTGGTGGACAGTATAAATTAATACGCTTTGGTCAGCAAGGTGCAAGAACAGCAGGTAAACCACGCAAAGGTGAGTCAGCAAGGATGAAAGCAAAGCGTAGATCTTTCAAAGCAAGACATGCTAAAAACATTGCTAAAGGTCGCATGAGTGCTGCTTTTTGGGCGGATAAAGTCAAATGGAGTTAATATGAAAGTAAAAGGTATCAGTGTTACAGGATTAAGTAAACGACAAGTATCTGCAATGCGAAGACATGCAAGGCATCATACTGCAAAGCATTTACGATCTATGGTATCTGCAATGCGTAAAGGTGCAACTTTCGGTCAATCTCATACTAGTGCAATGAGGAAGGTGGGTAAGTGAGAAAGAAATCATCTGTAAATAAAGCAGGTAACTACACCAAACCATCACTACGTAAACGGATCTTTTATCGTATTAAGGCAGGTAATAAAGGCGGTAGAGCAGGTCAATGGAGTGCAAGGAAAGCACAGATGTTAGCAAGAGCATATAAGAAAGCAGGCGGTGGATATAAATAATGGCTTTAAAAAAATCACAAAAAAGTTTAAAAAAATGGAGCAAGCAAGACTGGGGTTACGTCACAAAAGGTGATGAAAAGAAACCACGCAGAAAGCGAGGAAGATATTTACCTGCTAGTGTACGTAAGAATTTAACAAAATCACAAAAGGCATATGAGAATAGGCTTAAAAGAGCTGCTAGTAAACAAGGTAAGCAGAAAGCTAGTTATTCTAAAAGAACTGCCAAAAAAGTAAGGAGAGCAAGATAATGGCGTATCACTATGGAAAGAAAAAGAAATCAAAGAAAGTAAAAGTTAAAAAGAAGAAAATGAAGAAAGGTATGAAGCGCAAATGATTAATCCAAATCAAATAAAAAAACTCATTAAGCGTGTTTTACAGAAGATAGATTTATATTCTCCTGAAGCAGCAGAGTTTATTTATAATATTGGATTAGTAGAATCGAGATATATTTACATTCAACAAATCTCAGGCCCAGCGGTTGGCGTATACCAAATTGAACCATGGGTGGGCGTAGATACAATAAATAACTATCTTCAGTATCGAGAAGAGCTAATGAAGAAAGTTTCAAAAGCGTGTTATTTAAATTGGTCATATTTTACTTCGCCAGTTGAAAAGGATTGGGAATATATTCTCACTACCAATCTTGCAGCTCAAATAGTTTTTTGCAGATTACACCTGCGTAGAATACCAAAAAAGTTACCAAGAACCTTAGAAGAACAAGCGCAACAATGGAAGGTTTTTTATAACACTGCAAAAGGTAAAGGTACTCCAGAAAAGTTTTGCGAGATAGTACAGAAATATGGATGAAACAGAGAAAATAGATAGATTAATTGAAACAATGCACGAGTTGCAAGAATTAACACGTCAATTAGAAGATCCACGCATTGATATGGATATGATATTAGGAGCAATGATTGCATTAATTATTTGCACTGATATACCTGATGTCACCATTTTACCTACTAGTAGCATAACAAATGAGATAGCACAAGCATGAGTTACTTAACAGCATTCTGCAATATAACAACCGATTTACAAGCAATAGTTAGTGATATAGATCGCTATGATCGTAAACGTGTACTAATGTCAAATTGGAGCAATCCTAGCTCAAATACCTATCGTCTTTCTAATACTGGATACATAGAAAATTTATACAAAGATGGAGTAGAAATGACTAAAGTTAGTGATACTCCTAACGCAGATAATGAGTTTAAATATTCTGAGTCTACAGATTCAGTTGATTTTTTTCTAGCATCTAGTTCAGTAAGCGCATTAAATAGTAGTGTATTTGAAGCAGGACAAGATTGGGAAGATTTAAAAAATCGTGTGGTAAAAGAACAAGCCGATCATATGCGCAGTTATTTAAATAGACCTATTTATAAGCGCGGTAATAGTAACTATCAAGGTGCATCAGATAGACCATATGACTTTATTATAATACGATGCAATGCGTTATTAGCCTGCGCAGATTTAGTGCGTAGCCAAGATCCAGAGAAAGCAGCAGAACTTCAAGAGCAGGTATTAGGTGATGAAGGTATGCTCACAAAATTAAAGTCACGTGATTACGTGATGTGGAATGAAACTAGTTTTCGATCAGAATCTGGCGTTATTCGTGAGATTAGTGTGAATGGTAGTAGCACTGGCTACATTGAAGATGTAAAGATGTATGGTCCGCCTAGCACAGATTATGATGAAGTGCGAGTAGTGATTAGTACCGCAGGTACATTCACACCTGGTACTGCAAGTACAGTGAAGTACGATGTATTTACAAAAGATGATACAGGACTAAAAAGACATAAGTCTGTAGATGCAGAAGTAATGAATGGAGATTATCAGCCACTAGCATATGGCGCATCAATACGCTTCCAAGCTGGTGTATATACTGCGTCTGATGAGTGGAGCGTGACCTTCCAATCAGATGAAATTCAAATAGGAACTGTGCGCAGTGGACAGATCTATAGATAATGGCAATCTCATTTAACAATGTCATCTATGAACGAGTCATTGATAATTTACATAGTATTATTGCTGATGAATTTGGGATTCAGATTTTTTATGATGAACATCAATCTAATCAAAGTTTTTTATTACAGCCTGTGTCAGATGATCTTAACGAGCAAATTAATACAGGAATGGTACGAGATTATACAATCCTTATCAGTTACCAAGTGGATTTCGCAGGTAATTACACAAAAGAAAGCTTTCGGCAGGTATCGTTAGTAGCAGAGCGCATGAAAAGACTTATTTACAATAACAGAAACTATAGTGTGTCAGGTACAAGGCAATTTTACAATGCTGTCATCGACAACACTATATATGAGCGTGATGATGAGAATCCAGATTTATTACGCGCTAATATGACTGCTGTAGTATCAGCAATGGAGATAATAGGATGATTTACAAAGCAAAGAAATCATATTTTGACTTGAAAGATAGTGAAAACTTTAATGGATTTGATAGTCCTGCAAAACATAATCGTCTTATAAATGGCGAATCAGTAGAAATCACATCTGTGCCTAAACCACTTGAAAAGTATCTAGAAAGCGCAGAACCAAAAAAAGCAAAAAAGGAAGATAAGTAATGGCAACTAATTTTCAACCGAGAGGTGACATAAAGGTAATTATGGGCAGTGGTGCTAAGAATTTAGGTACTGCACACGTAGCAAGTGATACATGGAACGAATTACAAGTAGTGGATTACAACATTGAACATGCAAGCGCACCAATTGATGTTGCACCATCACGCAGTGGTATTTATGGACAGGTAGAGTCACAAGGACATCATAGACCAGATACACAAATTTATGAAGTAACTTTAACAATGCGAGGAACTCCAACAGCAGTATTAAAAAGCTGTTTAGCTCTTTTTGGTGATGGAGCAAGTGCATCCGAACTTACTAGTGCAAGTAACACTGGCTCAATGAAAGATGGTGTTTCCAACGCAAATCAAGTTACGCTTTTATTTGCTAATGCAGGTTCTGATTCTTCAGAATCTACTCCAAATGATGATGTGGTTATGGCAGGATGTATGGCTACTCAAATGGTTATCCGAGAAGATGTAGGCACAAATGGTGGTGAAATGGTAGTAGAAACTACCTTTATTAGTGCCTATCAACCTACTGAAACTGCTCTTACACCATCTTCAACTACTGTAGATGAAGCTGCACCAAAAAATATTTTTGATTTAAGTGCCTCTACATTAGATGCTGAACCATTAGTATTGAATAACTTTGAAATCACTATATCAAGACCACTTGCAAGAGTACATCATCAGAATACAACTGATTATAAGCCATTTGGTTACGTGCAAACAGGTCCTTATGAAGTCACAGGTTCTATTACTGCAAAACGTGATGACTCTATACATGACTTAATAGCTCATATCAAAGGAGATAGTACAGGCATTGCGCTTTCAATTGCAGAATCAAGTGATTTAACTATATCATTACCAGATGTAATGATTGATAATTCAAAGCCTGAAGTAAGTGATTTCTTACTACAGACAATACCTTTTAGAGCTTTTGGAGCTAACGAAGCAGGAAATATAATTTCAATCACGATCGCTTAATACACGCCGTTTTCATCGTAGGATGAAACATGAAAGTAAAAACAGACCATGGTACATTTGATGTACCTGACATTAGTTTTAAGTCACGCAGAGAACTGCATAAACTAGAAGTAGGTGCTATTACAAAAAAAGGCGAGATAGACACATCTAAATTCTTTACTGTACTAGATTGGATATTAAATTATTCATTTACCGATCCAGAAAAGCAATTAGGTAAACTAGATGATAATGCAATCGATAGTGTCTTAATGGCTATTTATAACGCATACAAAGAACCAAACAAAAAAAAGTAATTATGCACCGAGTTGCTGTGTGGATGAGTTATAAGAACCAACCCACACGCAACTTAGCTTTTCCATACACTGCGCAGTCTCCTACGCTCAAGAAAAACATCACCTACACAGAAGATGAACTATGGGAAGAGATTGGTCGTATCGTAGAACAAGATAGTGATGGGAAATTTACGCTTGGTGCTGCGTTATATTACTCATTGGTATTCTGTGCTGACTCTACGTACTTTCTAACGCCTGAGACTATATTTGCGCTTGAGGAGTACATGGCTATGAAAAGATTCAATCTACCACTGGCTACAACGATAGATAGCGCAGATTATCATCGCTTAGTCATCTTTTCAGCTATAGATGAAGAATTTAATGCATTACAATCTGAAGATATGAAGAAGAAAAATGGCTGAAAAAAAGTTTATTATTGAAGTCCGCACGAAAGGTTTTGCACGTGCGACAAGAAGTGTAAGAGATTTAGAGAAAAACACCAAAGGATATAACAAAGCTGCAAATAGAATGCGTGGTGAAACTCAAGGCTTAATGGCAGGTCTTGGTAGCTTAAGAAATAGAATCTTAGTATATAGCTTTGCTTTGGGTGGTGCTGTGGCGGTTATGAATAAGTTTGTGCAAGCATCATCTGGATTCCAAGATGTAAAAACAAGACTAGTAGGTTTAACTGGTGGTGTCCAAGAAGCTGAATCCGCATTTAAAACATTTAATCAAGTAGCAGCAACTACACCATTCCAATTACAAGATGTTGTAAATGCTGGTGCGCAGTTAGAAGCATTTGGTTTAAACTCAAAACTAACACTTAGAGCGACTTCTGACTTAGCAGCATTTATGGGTACTACTGCAACGGAAGCTGCTAGTGCGCTTGGTCGTGCCTTTGCTGGAGGTGCAGGCGCAGCAGATATTTTAAGAGAACGTGGAATCTTGCAGTTAATTAAAGATTCTCAAGGAATCACGGATCTTACTCAAATCACTTTACCTGAATTTAGAGTTGCATTAGTACGAGCAATGACTGATCCAGATGGTCGTATTAGTGGAAGTGCAGATCGTTTATCAAAGACTTTTTCTGGTGCAGTAAGTAATATGCAAGATGCAATGACTCGTTTTGCTGCTGTGATTGGAGATAGTATTATAGGTCCACTAACAGAAGTAGCACAAGGTGCAGAAAGATTTTTTAGAGCTATGGATGCAAAACGTACTGCGGAAGTTGCTACTAGTATTGGTGCTTTAGCAACTGCATTTGGTCTTTTAAGAGTACAAGCACTACTTGCGAATGCAGCACTTGCTAGCTATGGAAAAATATTCAAAGCAATACTTTTAGCTGGAACAGTCTTAGGTATCGATAAACTTTTTCAAATGGCTGGAACATTTGATCATTTAAAAACAAGTGTAGATGATTCAACAGATTCTTTAGATGATCAAAATGTGCAATTAGAAGCCTATTTAACATCACTAAACACAGTAGGTACTGCGGTCACTACAATGGCAGAACGTAATGCTAATTATACAAAAAGCCTTGATTCATTAACTGAAGGATATAGAGACCAAGTTGCATCACTATTAGCACAAGAAGCAGCAATGAATGGTGCAGATGCAGTTGAAGTGGAAAGAATTAAAAATTCTGGTAAGATGAATGAAGATATGAAAATTGCTATACAGCAAATTGCAGAGATTACTGCTCGTATTAACGAAAGAACTAGAGCAGAAAAAGCATTATCAGAGCAAGAGAAAGAAAGAATAAAAAGACAGAATGATAATTTTATTGCTCTAGCCGCAATGGAACAAGATAGAACAGATCGCAATCAAGCAGCTAAAGAAGCACTCGAAGCTCTTAATGAAGAATCTGGTGAAAATTTAGCAGAAAACATGAAAGTAAGTGCAGATAATTCTGCTTCTTTTGCTAGAGGTATTATATTAGCTGCTGGTGCGATGAAAACATTAACAGATGAATCAGCAACAACTGAACAAAAAATGTCTACTTTACTTGCAACTCTTGGAAGTGTTCTAATGATGACACCAGGTGGTCAAATACCAGGTGCATTTTTAACTGCTGGATCTATGTTTGTAGGTCATACTGGTGGTTTAATCAAAAATAATGGTATTCAAAGATTTGCAAATGGTGGTATGGTTCAAGGTGAAGACAATGTACCTATCATGGCTCAAGCAGGTGAGTTTATAATGAAGAGATCCGCAGTGCAGAATATTGGTGTTCAAAACCTAGCCAATATGAATAGAACTGGCAACTCAGGTGGAGTTACTATCAATATCTCAGGAAATATGATTGGTAACGATGAGTTTGTACGAGATAATTTAATTCCAGAAATACAGAAAGTTAGCAATCAAGGATTAGCATAGAATGGCATTAAGTAATGCGCCATCAGAATCCAACGTCAATGAGAATTGGCTATTTCAATTTAGTGCGGATAATAACAATTGTTTAGAGTTTGATGGTACGGATGACTATGTATCTTTTGGTAATGTTTTAGGATTATATACTAGTTTTACATTAGAAGCGTGGATTAAAACAGATACTTATAGTGCTAGTAGTGGTACTCAAATTATACTAGAGAGAAGTCAAGATGGATCGACCGAAGCTAAAAACACAAATTGGCAAATTGCTTTACGTCATAATGGTTTACGATGTAAGTATCAATATGGTACTGGATCAAATGTATCTAATACTGTTACTACTAGTGCTATTACCGCAAATAATTGGCATCACGTAGCTGTATTGCGAGATGATAGTCTAAATCAAATGCGATATTATGTTGATGGTGTAAAAGTTGGAACTGTAACAACGAATGTTTCTAATGATCCAACTGGTGGTGCATCTGGAGTTGTGTCCGTTGGTGCTAATTTTGAACAAAACAATGAATTTGATGGTGAAATAGCTCACACAAGAGTTTGGAGTATGGCACGATCAGATAATCAAATTGCACACTACTATAATAGAACTATTGACAGCACTGCATCGAACTTAGTGGGATACTGGAAGCTAGATGAAGGTAACGGAACTACAGTTGCTGATAGTAGTAGTAACTCAAATAGTGGCACAATTACAGGTGCAGAATGGTCTATAGGTGGTTTTGATGAATTTATTCATAGTTTTGGAATTGCTAATAGCGATGCGACAGTAGATAATAATTTTTATCCTGGTGCAGTATTAAATAAAAATGTGAGTGTACGTGATTCTATTGACATAACTGCTGGACAATCTACTACAAGTAATATTTCTTTAAATGTTGCTAATGTAGTTTTTAATGGTATTGATTTATATAAAAGCATCTTCAATGGTACAAACAATTATTTAAATAAAGTTGTGCGTGTATATGCACAGTTTAATGGATCAGATTCTATTAGTAATTGTCAACGTATTTTTACTGGTCGTTTGGTCGATGTAAAAATTGATCAAAATCAAACATTATCATTACAAATTAATTCACATCGTCCTTGGGATAAAATATCTTTTCCACAAACTAAACACAGCATAAAAGGAATATATGAACCAACTGTTTATGGGGAATATGATTTTGTTGATATAACCACTACTCCAATACAAGCTGTTTATGGTAAGGTATTTCCAGTACCTATATTAAATGTTTCTCAAGGTAGTGCTACATCTGGTTCAACAACACATGATGGAACATTTGATGTTTTGATGCCTCAATCTTATTCTAGTGGTGATAAAAATTATATTCATTTGCATTTAGATGATTATTTTCTTGTTGTAACCCAACAACCTGGTGTTTATACAGTACAAGAATCAACTGTGAGTGAGTCTAATGTAAATGTTCTTAAAACACCTATTTCATATTTTGCACATGGATTAATCATACCATTTGTTGGTGAAAATCAATGGAGCGTGTCTATGATTAGTAATATGGAAAATGCATTTATTAGAAATAAAGATGGTGATTATGATCTCACTACATTTGCTAGTGCAGATATAAATAGTGTTGGAGATATTGCTTATATACAAAGCAAATCCTTTACTAAAAATTTTACAGATAGCCAAATACATGGAATTAGAGTTCAAATTAAAGCAGAACGCGATGATTCGGATACATCCGTAGCTGGTTACCAAGCATATGATGTAGATATATTTAAAAACGGAAGTACATTGTCTAGTAACTCAGTTTATGACGAAGATGCTGCTATCATACAAACATCAGGCAATGGAAATGAAGATGTTTATGATATTACCAACACAGATGCTCCAACTGAATTTCAAATGCAATTTACTTCACTTGGTACATCTGGAGCTGGTAACAATCCATTTTCTGCACATACTTTAAAAATATATGGAGTGAAATTAAGAGCAGTGATTGATATACATGATAGTAATCAAGAAGATGTTACTAGATTGTCAAACATGAGATATTTATATAGTGGTGGTGCAGGATTACCTGCATCTTGGGATAACGGAGCTATTAAACATGGACATGATGCACATAGAGACTTGTTGATGAGATTTGGTGGAATACCTAGCACAACGCCAGTGAATTATGATTCATTAAACACGGACAGAACAAGGAATACAGCAAATAATGCAGATATTGATGATTGGAAAATACGTTACTGGCAATTAGAACCAGCTTCGTTAAAAGATAAATTAGATCAACTAGCGTACGAATTTGGTTTTTGTTATAAAATGGATTCTAATGGTGTATTAAAATATATTCACGTAAAGCAATCTAGCGAATTATCAGCTACATTGAATTTAACACAATCTGATTTAAATAATATAAATGTCAGCACTACTGGATTAAGTGAAGTAATTACTAAAATGGAATTATCTAACAGGTTACATCCAGCAGAAAGTAGTAGGTATTATCAATCAGTGACTGCAACCAATATAGTCTCCAGAGCTAAATATAACCTAGGTGACAAAGAAGGCATAAAGCAACAGAACTTAGATATGCATGTTGGAGATTTACCAACATCCGCAGCATCTGATTGCAATGCAGATTGGTATTCCTATTATAACAACATTATTGGTGATATAAAAGTATTAGTACAGTGCGATGTAGTCAATCCAGCAAAAGGATGCCAACTAGAAACTGGTGATATAGTCACATTCACAGACATGCCAGTGGAGATGTTTGGCACTGATTTTAGTACCAGTAAATATTTTATGATTGTAGAAACAAAACGCTCACCAGGTAAGGTAAGCATAACAGCAAGAGAGGTAGGCTAGTGGCTAACCAAACTATAAAAACACCAAGATTTTATCCAGACTTAATTAGTTATCATAGAGCAAGAGGCACATCAGTTGGTATTGTAAAATCTGATATTTCTAATACACTTGCAGTGCAAGCAGGTAGCGCAGGTGAGTTATTTGATCTTCGACCATTAAATCAAGTTACATTTGATACTTCTGCAAATACTACCGATCATGTATTAACTAATTTTAGTTTTACAACTGCAAGTTATAAACAAAATTATATTGCGATTTTAAATCATAACTTAAATAGCTCAAATGGACGTTTTAAGATATTTGCAGGTAATGAATCGAGTGATATTACGGCTTTAGATGGTGGAAGCGCAGATACTGCTGATATAAATTGGAGCAGTGTGAATGCTACAGAAATTGTCAATGCTGATACGATAGCTGCTTCTGATTCTAATCAAACAGTTACAGTGACACCTGCATCAGATGGCACAACTGTTCTTACGTTTGATGAGCAGGATTTGCGTTATTGGGCGATACAATTTGAAGGCGATACTTCATGGGATGGTACTACAGATTTTATTGTAGGCAGTATAATGATTGGTGAATACTTTGATATGCCTTTTTCACCAGATTTAAACCTTACTAGGTCTATTGTGTATGATAAAGTAAATGTAGCAGAGTCCGCAGGTGGCCAACGATATGGTACTGCAACCAGTTTTGGTAGAACTGCATCTAGTACATCTAAAAGTCCATTTGCTCTTGGAACATATGGACAGAATGTATATGGTGGTAGACAGGCATATGACTTGACATTTAGTTATTTGCAGGATTCAGACTTATTACCCAATGAATATCCAGTATATCAGCATGGCAATGATAGTGTGATTTCTGATGTGTGGAATATGGTAGATGGTCCGAGTAGACCATTTATATTTAGTTTAGATAATACATCTACTGGATCTAATGCAGAATCGGAACATTTGTTTGCTAGATTTGCACAAAACAGCCTAGATATGCAACAGGTCGCACCTGACGTATACACTGTAGGCATGAGAATCGAAGAAGAATTTTAATATATAAATAACACTTGCATAGTGTTGACAACTTATTTAATATCTGTCAACACTTATGAAGCCTTTATTACAACATATGAGAGAGTGTGGTTTTAGTCAAAACCAATTAGCGCGTGAAATCGCTCTAGATAAATCTATGCTTTCACTAATGATGCGCGGCAAACGTAAGTTTCGCTATGAGCATAAAGTACGTATTGCTCGTGTGTTAGGTATTAAACTAGATTTTATAGAGTTTCCTTGGTAAGTTTATTACATATTTGGACAGTGCTGTTTGACGTAGCGTTTCTACCTCAACTCTCTCTCTCTTTTTTCGCTATTAGGCACTGTCCATGTTCCTAACTATTCATATAAAAGATAGAGAAGAAAGAATTAAGTTTGCGCAGGTAGTGCGACAACTGTTGGGAGAATCCCAAACATACATTCCTGGTACGCGAAAAATCTGGAAATCAGATATTGGTGTACGAGCAACGATTGATCCAAAGACATATAAATCTCTTGTTGCTCTCATTGATCGTAAAGGATATAACTACAATACAATAAAGGAGTAAAGATGAGTGGACTTTTAGAAGCGACTTACAGCGTGCCAAGTGCAGGCGAAAGTAGTTTTATGAAATTTGTCAAAGGTGAAAACAGATTCCGTATATTGGATAAACCAGTTTTAGGCTATCAGTATTGGCAAGATAATAAAACGCCAGTACGGATCAAGAATGCAGGTGATGCACCAGCAGGAGAAAAGCCAAAACATTTTTGGCAAATTCCAGTTTATAGTGCTAATTCAGTCAAGGTTCTCGATATTACACAGAGTACTGTCCAGAAGCAACTTACAGAGTTAGATCGCAATAGTGAGTGGGGCAACCTCAGAGACTATGATGTGATTGTCACTAAAAATGGTGATGGAATGGATACTACTTATAC